CACTGTTTTGTTGTGAAAAGGGCCACCGCACCATTTTGCGGCACGATGGCCCTATTCTCTATTTAGCCATCGGGGCTATTAGGTAGCGCCCGAGCTACCAAACGCACCACGCGGGTTAGACCAACCGAAGCTGTAACGCTCGCGGGCCTTGTAACGGACGTTGCCCGTTTCAAAGTCGCCTTCCATCGAAGTCTTCATCGGCGAGCGATTGAAGTGCTTCAGGCCGTTCGGAGCGTCGGTCTTGATGAACCAAGCGTCCGGATCGGTCAGGAAGTGGTTGACGCGATAGCCCTGCGGGAGGAGGCCCATGGACTTGATCGCGTTGATGTCGTTGTCGGCAGTGCCGACGCGGAGATCCGACACGAGGATGCGCTCGGCGGTGAACTGAAGTGCCGACGGCACAATCATCTTCAGGCCGCGGGTCGCAATCTTCAGGCCACGTTCGTCAATGAACGCTGCGATGTCGATGAGGGCCTGTTCGAGAGAAGTCTCGTTCAGATCCGCAGCGGTCGCGAGTTCGTTGGAGAAGTTGCCGCCACCCGTCGTGGGGTGGTTGGTGGCGCAGAGTTCCACGCCGTCGCCGCCCTTGTAGTTGCTGTTGAATGCGTTGTTCAGAACAGCAGCCGCCTTCACCTGTTTGGTGTTGGCCATCGAGCGGGCCAGAGCGCGGGTGTAGCGAGCCGAGAGACGGTCGTAGAGGTTGTCCTCCACGGCTTCTTCGGTGATCGCAAACGCCAGAGCGATGGTCTCGTGGGTGTAGCGAGCCGTGAAGGCTTCGCCAGCCGTGTCGTAGGCAATGGCAGAGCCTTCGCCCTTGACCGGAGCCTGACCGAAACCGGAGAGCATGACTTCTTCTTCAAACGCGCGGTCCGAAGACTCCGTGTCGAAGATCTCCGCATGCTCGTTGTCGTAGCGGTCGTACTCCATGCCGAAGAGGGCATTGAGACCGGGCTCAAGTTCTTTGAGGAGTTGTGAACGTGTAATAGCCATCTTTCAATCTCCTCAGATGCCCTGATTCGTACCGTTAGTCGAATAACGGTAGAAGTGGTTGTTGAGCATCACGATAGCCAGACGACCGGCAACCAGCGGATCATCGCTGCTCGGCTGATCCGAGAAGCCAACGATGCGGAGGTTGAGGACATCCGAACCCGAACCTTCATCAACCGTCGAGACAGCAAGCTCTGCGGACGAGAGGCCCGAGACAGCATTGCCGCTTGTGGCGGAAGAGAAGTTTGCGTTTTCGTGGACGGCGTCTTGCGTGATCGCAGCATCGCAGTTGATCAGGAAGAGCTGATCAGGGTGCGAAGCGATTTCGCAAGTGGCTTCGGTGTTTGCCATGACAGAGGAAGTTCCCGGCCACTTCGGCGACCATACGGGCTTGCCGTTGAGGTCGGTGTAGTTGCAGCCAAGAAAAACGCCCAGCAGTGGAACCGTACCACCGGCGGCAGCGCCAACGATATTGATCAGACCAGTGTTGGTGGGGATCACCGGTGAACCTTGATAGATCACCGAAGAAGTGCCCGCCTGATCCACTGTCTGAATCAGATACGTCGAGTTGCCGTTGGTGTTGGCACCAGCGCCGAGCATGTTGTACGGGCGAAGCCCGAACGCGGCATCGATATTTGCCATTGCTCAGATCCTTGTTTCAGTTATTCGGAACCCTTTGGGCCGCCGAAAGTGACTCTGCTTTGCCGTTCAGGTTTAATGATCGGCATGGAAGGGTGTTGTTCCCGCAGCATGTCGTTGTCTACTGCATCAAGCTGATCTCTCGCTTGTCCGCGGTAGTAGGCGTTGCGCTGCTGAACAATCTCGGTTGGAATACGCGCCAGTACCAGTCCACCCACTGCAATCACTCCGGCATGCTTGCCGTCCTGAATTGAGGGGAGATCCCAGTCCGGGTATTCCTCGGCGCGAACAAGCTCAAAGCCTTCGCGAAGTCTTGCGGAGAGGTTCTTCCGGTCGTCAAACCCATTGGATTCTACACGAAGCCAACGATGCGCGTACCCCGCAGGCGGGGGAGGTGCGTCCAAAGTGGACGGGGGTTTCCAAGTCTGTACGCGGGCAGTCTTGGTCTTAGCAGTTTCAGAACGAGGTGTACGGTCCATGATTGGCTCCTTAACCCTGAAGTTTCTGGATCTGCCTAGCGTAGGATTCTAGGCTAACTCCAAGGCGGTTGGCAATAGCGACTTGTGAGGGGGTCAAACGAATCTGTTTCTTGCTCTCTGACCGAGGGGCCGAGCGAGCAGTTGCAACAGTTGTTTGGATTTGAGGCTTTGATTGCGGGAACTTATGAGCAAACTCGGTGCGGATGCGCCGGTCTAGTTCGCCGTAGTAGTCGTCGCTTGTGGGGTCAAAGCCTTCCGACTCAACAAGTTTCTTGTGGAAATTGAACGCCGCCAAGGTCATGACCTCGTCGGTTCCAAACCATTCGTTGCGGTCCGCCCATGCCTGCGCCTTCGGATCAGGTCGAACTTCCTGCTGAGGCGGGGGTGTATAGACGGGTTCCTGACGAGGAACCGCGGCCTCCTGCTCCCGGCGGAGCTTTGAAACACGGAGACGCTCGTTCTCAACGGCCAGATGGGCCATCATACGCTGGGCTTCGATCTGCCCATCGACGTCGTTCATGTCGATAGCGGACTTGAGCTTGTCCTTTGTGAGGGCTTCTTGAACCTTCAGGCGGTTATCAAACTCTTGGACAAGGCTCTTATCAAGGGTGTCCGACTTGGCCTTGTAGGTATCGACCTCGCCCTTCAGGCTCTTGGCGAACTCCAGTGCCGCCTGCTCACGACGTTCTGCCTCACGAAGACGGTAGGTCAGTTTGTCGATGCGTTTGCGGACCGATTCGGACTGCTGTTCAAGCTCGTCCTTTTCAGGTTCAGCCTTAGGTTCGTCCTTGGCTGAGGCTTTCGGTTCGTCCTTGGCCTCTGCCTCTGGGGCGGCTTCCTCGACAATTACTTCGAGGGCGTCGTCCTTGTCCTGCTCTTCTGCCATGTTTTGCTCCTAAGTGCGCCGTCTCAGACGTTCATGATGTCGTCAGGATCAGCGATTGTTGCGATGACCTCGTCATCGTTGATGATGCGGACCTCTCCCCCTTCAATGCGGAAGCGGGCTCCGGCGTAGCGACCGAGGATGATCCAATCACCCTTCTTGCACCACGGTCCGTTCTGGAACTTGTTCTTGTCTGCGTAGCAGTCCGGGCCGACAGCCAGAACATAGGCCACGACCGTAGCCAGACTAACGCGCTCGACATACTCATCGGGAAGATAAACGTCGCCCTTGGTCTTGGCTTTGCCACGATAGGGCAGAACGAGAAGCCTCCAGCCAGTGGGCTGGGGAAGACGGCCGAGGGCGGATTCGGGAAGCTTGCTGGGGTCCAATACCCGCTCTTCGGCTTTGACGTAGGCCTCAGAAAGAGCGTCTGGGGTGTTGGAGGCCTCTTCCTCCTTCTTGCTTTTGAGCTTGTTGGCAAGGTGTTCAGGCAGAATCAAACTCGTCATCGTCACGATGTTCCTTTTTCAGCAGAAGGCGGATTTCCTGCTCGACCTCGTTCCAAGCTTCAAGCCTGCCACGAAGGTGACGGTAAGCGGCGAAATCGTTAACCGAGCCTTCTGTCATCGCTTCAACGACCACTGACCGCCGCTCGCGGATCACTTTAAGAAGTTTGTCAACAAAGTAAAGGTCTGACACCGAGTTGTTCCATCAAAAGAAACCCTCCCCGAGGGGAGGGCTCTAGTTACCGAAGGACGAACTTCGTCGCGCGAAGCTGGAGGCCAAAACCGCGAGCGGTTTGTTCGCCCTTCGGGGCGGCCTCGATCTTGACGTCGGTGGTCTTGGCATAGGGGACACTGCCCTGACCAACGATGTCGAGGCTTGTTCCGATGGTGGGGGTCTGCACCTTCATGCGGGGAGCGCCCCCACGAATGAACTTAGACATACGTTTTCTCCTCAAGCGGGACTGGTAGGATAGTCTATCGCCGCGAATTGCGGAACAGGGGAAGTCGTGGAAATAGGTGCGCCACCTGTTGAGAGGCCGACATAAGGCGTCACCCCAACAGGGATGCCTGAAGGATTCGACTGGGAAATGACGAAGTTAGCGAGATCAAGAAGGGCCGCGTTGTTGAGGGTTGGAGAGACGGCAGAGCCCCCTCCCGTCAAACCGGCATAGTCTGTAGCGACAGGAGTATTGTCACCCCCACTGCCCCCAAAGTCACCCGTCGAGGTTTCTGGGCCGGTGGCAGTCAGGTCGTAGCCGGTGGAAGACATGGCCTTGTCGGGGCTTTGGCCAAACAGGGCTCCACCAACGGTCGGGCCGCCCAGCATGCCTGAGACGGCATTGAGTGGGCCGACACCGGGAACAAGGCTGAAGGCCGCGTTTGTAGCCAACGCTGCCGGGTTGCTGAAGGCGCTGCTGATGCGGTCAGAAACATAAGACGAGACAGGGGACGACGCTGTCTGAGGACCGAAGCTTGTCGAAGACATAGCTGTCGGACCCGTTGAGGTCTGCGCCGCAGGAGCGTTCGCCGCAGGAGCCGACTGTGGGGCAAGACTTGCCACATTAAGCGTGGGGATATCGATAAAGGCGGGAAGATCCGGAACCTCGGGAGCTTGTGGGGCCTCGGGAGCTTGTGGGGCCTCGGGAGCTTGTGGGGCCTCGGGAGCTTGAGGAGCAACGGTCTGCGCAAGGGTCGTGGGGAAGGCTGTGGCGGCAAGTTGCGCTGCGAAAGCCTGCTGTTCCGGGGTGCTGAGGGTGAGCGCGGAAGGGTTGGACTTCCAATCCGCGAACTGCTGGGCGGCAGCAAGGTTCGACTTTGCGATGTCCATGGCCTGCGAGGTGCTCATCAGAACCCCTTTTTCGGCATTGGCGGCTATGACAGCGTTATAGGCTTCCATTTGAGCCGGGCTGTATCCAACGGGGCCGTAGGTGGTCGAGGCTTGCTGAGAAGCCGTCGGCATGCCGACATAAGGCGAGACGTCATAGTAGACGGTCGAACTCAAGTTCTGAGGACCCATCTGAAGACCAGCAAGCTGTTGTCCCATCGCTTGGGCTTCTTGGTTGGATCCAACTACGCCGCTTACGCCGAACTGGCCAGAGGCCGATGGCCCAAGAATGTCCGCAAGAGTCAACTCCACATACGGTGAAAGGTTATCGTAGATGGACATGCTTGTAGCTTGGGGACCCATTTGGAGGCCCTCAAGATTCAACCCCATTGATTGGGCTTCTTGATTTGACCCGACAACACCGCTCACACCGAACTGGCCAGAGGCCGATGGCCCAAGAGCCATATCTGCGGCATTGAGGCCAGAAAGATCGCCTGCCCAGCCCGTAAAGCTAGAGGTGTTAAAGTTTCCGAGAGCCTCCGATAGGGACTCGCCAAGCTCGCCGGTAAACCCGTAGGAGTCGCCGGGGTCGCCGCCGGGGGCACCACCGGGAGCACCGTCCGGATCGCCGGAGTTGCCCGTAAAACTAGAGGCGTTGAAGTTTCCGAGGGCTTCGGAGAAAGATTCGCCAAGCTCGCCGGTAAACCCGTAGGAGTCGCCGGGGTCGCCGCCGTCAGCCTCACCGCCCTGATTGCCGCCGCCGCTGTCAGCCTCACCACCTTCGTTGCCGCTGCCAGCCTCGTTTCCGCTGCCCGCGTCATTGCCGCTGTCCGATTCGCTGCCGCCGCCCGCGTCGCTTCCTGACTCGCTGCCGCCGCCGCTATCGCTGCCGCCGCCGCCATCACCTCCACCACCGTCTCCGCCACCTCCGCCGCCGTCATCGAACTCAAGGAGCCCGGTGAAGGGGTTGATGGTCCCAGCGCCGCCCATGGCCTTCAGGGCCACGGCTTCACGGGGTGTGATGTGAGCGAGAACGGTGTCGTTGTTACGACCGGCCGCACGAACGCGCTCTGCTTCGTCCGAGAGCGAGCCGTCCTTTACAAGGCTGACGATACCGCCGTCGGCATAGGACAGCCGTGGGATTTGCAGCATGGGAGCGGGCTGTTGCTCCAGACCCTTGCTCATATTCATCAAGACGTTGAGGGCATAAGCCTCACGACGCGATGAGCGACGATCCTCTTCGGGAGCAGCTTCCGCTTTTTCCTGCGGCTTTGCTGCTTCACCGAGAGCGCTATAGGGCGCGTTTGAAGAACCGCCTTCCCCGCCCTCGCCATACTTCGACATCACGACATTGGCGAATTGGCCAGCGGGTTGCCCCTTCTGTCCTGAGTTCAACGTGACTGCGCCTTCGCCAACAACCGTGTCTGCCGGTTTGTCGGCATTGGACAGGAGGCTGTATGCGCCCGCAGCGCCTTGGTTGTGCGCAAGGTAAAGCAGACGACCGTCCACTTCCTTAATGCCACGACGCTGCAATTCAACACGGTTCTGCACGGCCAAGCGAGCAGCGGCATCGGCCGACTGCGCCAGATCGTCAGGATTCTCCAAACCCATTGCACGGGCCGTGCTTGGGATAAACTGAAA